AACAACCCAAGAATATTGCTAAGAAAGTAAGGAAGTACAGATAATGGCTAAGTCACCAGCATGGACCAGGAAAGAAGGCAAGAATCCCAAGGGGGGTTTGAATGCTAAAGGTCGTGCATCTTACAATAAAGGCAAAACTAAGACAGGTAAGAAACGAAATCTTAAAGCACCTAGCAAAAAGGTAGGCAATCCAAGACGAGCTTCCTTCTGTGCTAGAATGAAGGGTATGAAAAAGAAACTAACCTCTGCTAAGACAGCAAGAGACCCCAACTCAAGGATTAATAAATCCCTTCGAGCTTGGAACTGTTAACAACAAGGAAATATTATGACATCACCACTACGATTACTATTAAAAGATGGCACTAAAGATGCACAAATTATTGATGGCAAGATACTTGCGCCTGGCTCTAAGTTTGATGGACTAAAAGCTAGTGAATCTAATTTAACTAAAGCATTATTTAGCTCTGGTTCTAAACCAACCAACATACAAGACTATGTTGTTACACCTAATGCTGGTGAACAGATACTTCCAGATGGAACTCCACTACCTATGACTGATCCTAGGTTTGGTAAGCTACCACCTGGTACAGGAACTGGCGGTATTAATACAGGACCAGGATATATACCTCCAACAGATCAAATACTTCCAGATGGCACACGTATGTCACCTATGAATCCAATGTATGGTAGAACACCTGGGGATCAATCAAGTCTTATAAATAAAGATCAGAGAAAACAACTAACAAACTTGGCAATGATGAGCCAATTAGGATTAATATAATGGGTACAGGAACAGATTATTTCTTAGGAAAATTAGGATTAAAATCAGGAACTGGATTTTCTACAATGGATAGATATAGATCACTTTATGAAAGAAGAAATTCTTTAAAAGGTAAAGAACTATTAGAGTTTAAAAATTTAGATAAAATGTTTAGTTCTGATTTAAAAGATCAAAGTAAAAAACAACAAATAAAAAACAAAAAGTTTATGATATGAAAAAAAATGCACAAGGTGGAAAAAGACCAGGAGCTGGCAGACCTAAAGGTATTAAAGCTGGTACAAAAGCAGAACGCTTAGCTGCATCATTAGGCAAAGGACAAACTACTCCTTTAAAGTATATGCTTAATCTCTTGAATAATCCTCAAGTATCTGTAGAAAAGAAAATGTGGGCTGCTAAAGAAGCTGCACCATTTGTACATTCTAAGTTATCATCTGTTAATCAGACTGTATCTGGGGATGATGATAAACCAATTACCGTTCAAATAGGATGGCGTAAGAAAAAGGATTAATGGAAGTAGTCATACCGTATGAACCTCGACCTTTACAGGAAAAGATTCATAACGAACTAAAAAGATTTAATGTCATCTGCTGTCATAGGCGGTTTGGCAAGACGGTATTCGCAATCAATCATTTAATTATGACTGCATGTGAAATACCAAATGCAAGATTGGCGTATATTGCACCGACCTATCGCCAGGGTAAAGCAGTCGCTTACGACTATTTAAAAGAATATACAGAACCCTTAATGAAACTCGGTGGTAAACGTCACGAAACCGAACTGAAGGTTGATCTATGGAATGGATCACGAATTCAAATCTTCGGCTCGGACAATCCAGATGCACTTAGAGGCTTAGGCTTTGATGGTGTATGTATGGATGAGTTCGCTCTAATGTCGCCTAGAGTTTGGACTGAGGTTGTAAGACCTGCAGTATCAGACAAGCTAGGCTATGTTATATTTATTGGTACACCTATGGGACATAATCAGTTCTGGGATGTATATGATCTAGCTGTACGTAGAGGTGGAGATTGGTATGGACAATTATACCGAGCATCTGAAACAGAAATTATACCTGACTATGAATTAGAAGAAGCTAGGCTTACAATGCCAAGTGACCAATACGAGCAGGAATTTGAATGTAGCTTTCAAGCTGCAGTCTCAGGAGCCTATTACGGAAAACAGATTCAGAAAGCAGAAAAAGAAAATAGAATTACTGATGTTGAATATGACACTAGTGTTGATGTAGAAACTTGGTGGGATTTAGGTATAGGTGATTCAACTTCTATTTGGTTTGCACAAAGAGTTGGAGATGAGATTAGATTAATAGATTACTATGAATCATCTGGTGAATCTTTATCACACTATGCAAATGTATTAGAAGAAAAAGGTTACAGCTATGGTAGACATGTTGGACCACACGATATTACTACAAGAGAGCTTGGCACAGGCAAATCTAGATTAGAAGTTGCTTATGAATTAGGCTTAGATTTTGAGGTGTGTCCTCGATTAGCAGTTGATCATGGTATTGAAGCTGTAAGAAATAACTTAGATAACTGTTGGTTTGATAAAAATAAATGTAAATATGGTATTGATTGTTTGCGACAATACCGTAAACAGTTTGATGATAGAATGCAGACATTTAAAAATAAACCTCTACATGACTGGGCTTCACACGCAGCAGATAGTTTTAGATATGGTTGTTCCGTTGATGGACCAACAAGAACTGACTGGGCTAAACCTATGAATGTAGACACTAGATATATAGTTTAAGGAACAATATGGCAAAAGGTAAACCACTAGACGATTATAACATATCAGGCATTCTTGGAGATCACATCAAGAATAGTTATGGTTTTTATGAATCAGAGCTAACAGACTCAAGACGCAAAGCTAATGAATATTACTTTGGTGAAGGGTTTGGCAATGAAGTAGAAGGCAGATCACAAGTAGTATCTACTGATGTTGCTGATACTATTGAGTCTATATTACCACCATTACTAAGAATATTTACTGCATCAGATAACATTGTTAAAGTAGAACCTGTCACTCAAGAAGATATAGGTATTGCAGAACAAGCTACTGATTATTTAAATCATATATTTAACAAAGACAACGATGGCTTTACTACATTGTACACAATGTTCAAAGATGCATTGCTTATGAAGAATGGTATATGCAAAGTATATTGGGATGATTCTACTAAGGTTGATAGAGAAACATATCAGCAATTATCTGAAGATGAGTTTACAATGCTTATTGATGAAGATGGTGTTGAAGTATTAGAGCATACTGAATACGAAGATGAAGCATTTAAAAAAGAAATAAAAAAACAAGAAGCTCAATTAGATAATCTTCCTGATATGCCACAGACTTTAATGATGCAAGAAGAATTAAATAAAATTAAAGTTCCTATGCTACATGATGTTGTTATTGCTAGAACACAAACATTTGGTAGAGTTAAAATAGAACCAATACCACCTGAAGAATTTCTTATTGAAAGACAAGCTAAGTCTTTAAAAGATGCTAAGTTTATATGTCATAAAGTTCCAACTACTCGTAGTGAATTAATTGAAATGGGATTTGATCATGACAAGATTTACAATCTACCTATTGAAAATAAAGAGCAATACAACTCTGAAAGATCTGTAAGATATAGAAATATAGATGATGACTATGATAGAACTGTTGGTGATACATCTACAGAAGAAATTATAGTTTATGAATCATACATTAAGATGGACATGAATGGTACTGGTGTTGCAGAGTTAAGAAAAATTACTAGTGCAGGTGAAGGTGGTTATACTATCCTTGATAATGTAGCTGTGGATTCACATCCATTCTGTTCTATTACTCCTATCATAGTACCACATAGATTCTATGGTAGATCAGTATCAGAACTAGTAGAAGATATTCAGTTAATTAAATCTACTGTTATGCGACAAGTACTAGATAATATGTACTTAACAAACAATAACAGAGTTGCAGTTATGGATGGTCAAGTTAATCTTGATGATCTATTAACTAATCGACCAGGAGGAATTGTAAGAACTAAAGGCGCACCTAGTCAGGTTATGATGCCATTACAAAACCAAACATTAACTAATCAAGCCTTTCCATTATTATCATACTTAGATACTGTTAAAGAAGAACGTAGTGGTATTACTAAATATAACCAAGGTATGGATACTGATACACTTAATAAAACTGCATCAGGTATAAATACTATTCTATCACAATCACAAATGCGATTAGAGTTAATTGCTAGAGTATTTGCTGAGACAGGTGTTAAAGATATATTTAAAAAGATGTTTGAGTTAGTTGTTAAGTATCAAGACAAAGAACGTATTATTAAAGTTAATAATAATTTTGTTCCTATGAATCCTATGGAATGGAGAGATAGATGTAATGTTACTATTCATGTTGGACTTGGTACAGGATCTAGAGATCAACAACTTGGTATACTTAATGCTATACTTAGACAACAAATAGAAGCTATTAAATTACAAGGTTCACCTGCTGGACCAATAGTAAACTTAGAAAATATTTACAATACTCTTTCTCGTATCATTGAGAATGCAGGACTTAAAGATGTTAGTTCTTACTTTACTGATCCTAGAACTGGTATGCAAAACATGCCACCACCACAACCGAAGCCACCATCTGAGTTTGAGAAAGTATCACAAATACAAACACAACAAAAAGCTGCTGAAGCTCAAATGCAATATGAAAATAGAATGCGTGAGATAGAATTAAGATATCAGAAAATGATGCTTGACTTCGAAGCGAAAATAAAAGAACTTGAAATGAAGTACGAGTCTGATATAGATGAGAAAGCTATCAAGCGAGAAGCATTAGAGATGAAAGGTATTTCACAATCTAATAAAGAAATGCTAGATGCTGCAACTAAACAACTCTTACAACCACAACAACCACAAGGAATGAGTGTAGAAATAGATGTCGAACCTGGAACTGGAAAGCAGTAGAGGCTCAAGAGCAAAAACAATTTTAGAAGATGAGTTGTTTCAAGAGACTTTAGAAACTCTTAAACAATCTTATACTGAAGCGATATTTCAAACAGGACCAAATGATGAACTTGCAAGAACAAAGATCTATCTTGCATATCAAATTTTAGGTAAGTTTGAAAACCATTTCCGTACTGTTATGGAAACTGGTAAACTTGCAAGCAAACAATTAGATGAGCTTCGCAAAAAATAGCACCACCCATCTGGAGTGCTTTAAATAACACTAACCATAAAGGAGTGTACATATGGCTGATGAAGCTACAAATGTATTAGGAGCTGCAAAAACCCTATCAGGTTTGATGCAAAACCTACCTTCTGAACCAGCACCTGCTGAACCAGAAGAAACAACTGAAGAAGTTGTAGAAGAACCAACTGAAGAAATCATACCTGCAGAGGATGTAGAAGAAGTTGAGGTAGCTGAAGAAGCTACAGATGACGCTGAACAAGATATTGACGAAAGTCCAGAGGAACCTTCATATACTGTCAAAGTAGACGGCAGCGAATTGACGGTCACCCTTGATGAACTACTTCGGGGATACCAAAGAGAAGCAGATTACACACGCAAGACATCAGAACTATCTTTAGAGAAATCAAAGTACAATGATTTAATGCAACAATCTCAAGGTGAGATTAACAATAAGTTGTCGAAACTTACAGAGTTAACCAGTATGGCTCAACAAGAGCTGCAAGCTGAATACAGTAACATTAACTTTGAAAAACTTTACGAAGATGACCCAACAGAAGCTGCACGATTAGAACATAAGATGCGTAAACGTGCAGAAAATTTAGGTAGAATACAGGAAGAAACTAAAGCTAATCAAGCTCATGAGTTTCAAAAATACTTACAAGACCAACAACATAAAGTTAGTAGTCTTGTTCCTGAGTTCAATGATCCTGATAAAGCTAGCAAACTTAAATCTGATATGCGAAAATATTTATCTGGTTTAGGTTATGGTGATCAAGAGATCAATAGTGTTTATGATGCAAGACAAGTCTTGTTAATTAAAGATGCTATGACTTATGATAAACTACGCAAGTCAAATCCTAAAGTTACAAAAAAAGTTGCTGCAGCACCAAAGGTTCTTAAACCTGGTGTAGCTAAAAACAAAACTGATGCCTCTGCAAAAGCTAGACGAGACAAACTAAATCGTCTGAAGAAAACAGGAGCTGCAAAAGATGCTGCTTCTATTTTTAAAGACTATCTATAAAGGAGTCCTTAAATGGCACAACCAACAAACTTGTACGATACGTACGACACTACTGGTATTAGAGAAGATTTAGTAGATGTAATTTACAATATATCTCCTGAAGATACTCCAATACTTTCTGCAATCCCGAGAGCGATTGCAAAACAAACTAAGCATGAGTGGCAAATAGATTCATTAGCTGCTGCTGCTTCTAACGCTGTAATCGAAGGTGACGATGCTACTATAGACGCTGCTACTGCAACTGCTAGAAAGCAAA